TTCATACCTTCCTTAACTGCTTTGCTTATACGATTTCTATAATTAGTTTTATTACGGTCTAAAGCATTTCTATAAAAATTAGTAGCATATGTACCAGGATGATGAACTTTCTTCCTTATAACAGGATTTCCATCATCATCAAATACTCCCCAGAACAAACCTTCTTTATTTACTGCTCTTATGTCGTGTGGCATTGTTCCTGTTTCTAGTAATTGCCCTAAATTATATTTCTTACCACTTGTTGATGCAACAGTTAAATCACTACCTATAAATGTACTTATTGTACTACCTTCTACTTTTGTAGGGTCTATCTTTATACTTGTAATAAATTCTCCTGTTTTCATTGGTGCCGTACTAACTACTTCATTCCATATATCTTGTGCAGTTTCTTCCTGTGCTTGTTTTAGATTATCTATAATCCTTTTACTAGCACGGTCTAAATCAATACTCAACTGACTGACTAATTTCATTGTATTCTATATCCACCCAATTCTTTCTAACAACACTTACTTTATATAAGCCATTGTTATAACTTACATAGTATTTACTAATATTGTCAGAATTATCAGTTAATTTTGTTTTTAAATAACTTTCTAACTCTTGTCTTGGACTAGATAATCTATACATTTTATTTACTGTTGCTCCATATATAGTTATACTTGCTTCATCAGTAATTTCTTCTACTCTAACATTATAATTATTAATTACCTTGTATGTATTAACATAACTACCATTGTTTTGTTTAACTTTGGTTGCTTTCTTTAATACAACACTCTCTAAATATCTTAATTGCATTATTTAACAATCCTTTTACCATTTAATATAATGTCATTTCTCATTGTTTCAATAGCATTTTTAAAATTACTATTTAATCCACTTTGACTTTGACTTGATACATCTTCTGTACCTCTTTGTAAATATATTGTTTTAACACATTCTTCTATTTCAGGTTTTAATAATTCAATGTCATTTTTACTACGATTTGATATAAATAAAGCATTAGCAACGACTTTATCTATTATTGTTTGTAAAACTTGAACATCAGTATTTTTAAAATTAACACCTAAATCTCGTTTTACCTCATTAAATATTTCGTTCATATACTAATGCTCCTTTCTAAATTATAAACTTACTGAAGTACCTTTGTATTTGATTAAATCAGGCATAACTGCTTTTGTTCCATAATATAGGAATATTCCAAATGCTGTTGCATCAGATAATTCAATTTTGCTTGGATTATAAATACTTGGTAATACAGGTTGTGCTACTGCTCCATTAACCATAATAACAAAATCTACTCCACTTGGTAAATATGTACTTGAGAATACATTTACTCCGTGATATGATCCAAATTCTGCTACATTTGTTTTAATATTAGCATTTCCTGCATCTAGGTAAGTTCTTATTTTTCCATAATATGCTGGAGAACATACAATACTAATTAAATCTCTATCAACACCATCAACAAAATCGTTGCTAGTAGTTTCAATTGATTGTATTGCTTCTTCAAATATATCTTGAATGTCAGTTTTTGCAGTTGTAAATTCAGTACCTTCACTAACTGCTTCAGTAAAGAATGCTCTTTCAAGTAATCTTCTCATTCCGTTTTCTTGGTTTGCTGTTCTACGAGCAATTAAACCATTAACACCATAAGTTTGTAAGTCTTTTTCTTCAACTTCTTCAATAAACTCTTTATTAGTATTTAATGCAACAACAACTGGTAATGCTTCAACTTTATCAGCATATCCGTGTCCTCTTGCTGTTCCATAATTTTGTGCTTGAGCATTTACAAATCTTTTTGCTTCAACTGTTCCTGAAGTAGGGTTTCCTGATAAGTCATTGTTTTTTAATACAGAACTTACCATTTTTCCTTGTAAATTCTCTAATACCTTTCCATATTCTTCTGCTAGTTTATCTTTAGCACTTGCATCAGTTTGTAATACTATACTTAAACTATCAATTCTTGCCATTTAATTCACTCTCCTCTTTCTAAAAAAACTTTGGCAATTCAGCAGTAGTTTTTGTTTCTCCTACTACTGTTTTAGGAGTGTTTTCTTTAAGTTTATCATTTACTATCCTTTCAACTTCAGCAGTAATAACATCTTTGATATTATTTATTTTACTTTCTACTTCTTCTGCTTTGACAGTTTTAAAGTCTATTAATGATAATAACTTACTATTTACTCCTTTTTCTTCTGCTATATTAAGTGCTTCTCTTTCTAATTTAAAAGCATTTAATTCAGCTTCAAATTCATCTGCTCTTTTATTGGCTTTAGCAATTTCATAGTCTTTCTTTTCATCTGCTTTCATTTTAGCCAATTTCTCTGCTTCTGATTTTTCTGCCTCAACTTCTTTCATTATTTCCTCACGAATTCTTTTCTTTTCTCCTGCTAATGCAGAATTAAATTCATCACGAGTAAATGTTTTTTCAGTTTTAGCATTTTCTTCCGTTTTTACAGTTTCGGTAACTACTTCGTTATTTTCCATAACATTCTCCTTATGTTTTACGCCCATCGGCAAATTTAAGTTTTACGCTCTCCAGCAAATTAAAAACCAACCCTATTATGGATTGGTTCTCTTTTAGTGAATAATCTCACTGGAACTCTTTGTATTCCTAGTGATATTATACTATATTGATTATTTCTTGTCAATTTTGCTATAAATGTTGTATTCACATATATTTTTGCATTTAGGACACATTATTTCAATACTACAACCATCTTTTAACTTGCCTTTAAATAATAGTCTATGGCAATAAGAACATCTAAACTCACTTCTTAATGTTTTATATATATCTTTTATTTTCATATTAGTCTCCTATCTTATATGGGTCTATGTATGACCTGCAATTATAATGAAGTGGTGGCAAATTCTCTCCAACTGTTAAGTTATCTATATCAAATATTTTTCCATTCATATTTTCACATACATCTGTTGTTCTATCATCTATAACTGCTTTAAACTGTACTTTCTTAACGCCATAATACAAATATACATATAACTTTTCTTGATTTATTAAATAATTATCTTCATTGTCTATTTGTCCCATAAACTTATCATTTTTATCAGCAAGTTTTTTATTTATTTCTCTTTTTTGTTGTTTTTTAAATATTTCTCTATATGTATTATTATCTACATTTAAAGGTTTTTCTTTTCTTAAATCTATTGTTGCTTGTTTATATATTTCTTCTGCATTATATACGCTTACTCCATTTGTATATTCTTGCCAAGTATTACCCATATTATTTGGTGTTAGTAGTATTGCTAATAATATTTCAGGTGTCCAACTTAATCTTTTCTTTTTAGGATTTAATCTTTCAACCTTTTCTATTTCACTATTAACTACATACTCACTTATATTATAGAATGTATCAAATTGATTTTCATATATATTTGTTTCAAATTTAGCATATTCTACATATAACATTGTTTTTAATATATCATCATAAGTTATTTTACCTTTATTACCCATTTTTGCACTAATATAAGCAATGTAATTGTTTCTCTTAATAAATTCCTTATTCTTATCTAAATAACGCTTAAATCTGCTTATATCGTTGTTATTTGCTTTATTAAATAATTTATCATATTTAAAGTCTAGGTTAAATATACCTTGTATATTGTCCTTTAATTCTCTTTGTTTATCTTTATAGGTTAAAAAATACTTGTTTAGTATCTTATCTACATAATTCCAATTCATAAAGGTTATTCACCTTCTTGTTCTTCATTTCCTAATGTTTTTGCTCTATTTATAGCATTTTCCATATTTTCTTCACTTTGTTCTTCTTTATTCTTTAACTCTGTTTCTACATCTATGTCATAAGGTAAATGTTCTAATATAGTCTTATCACTTAGTATTTCTCTTAAATTCATCCAAGTTTGTGCTATATCTTCGTCGTCTATTGGTATATTTCTTTCCATTGTTATTGTTATATCTCTAAAATCAAATTTTGTATTCTTTTTAGTATTTACTCTATCTGTTATGTTTTCATACATTCTTTGCATTTCTTTTTTAAACATCTTTTCTGCTTCTATTAATACCATCTCTAGTCCGTGGAATTTATATCTAAGAGCTTTACCACTATCTGTATTAGTAAATGATACATCTAACATATTTGGTACCATACTTAACATAAATATATAATCTACTAATGTTTTCTTATAATTCATTATTGCTGTATCGTTTATGTCTTTTATAATCCATTCAGGTTTATTTGTTCCTTGTGGGTCATAGAATACTGGTGCATTTAATACTGCTTCATCTTCTTTTACTCTATTTTTATTTATGTTTCCTTCTTCATTTAAATAACTTTCTTGTGGACTATATCCAGGTACAAATAATTTAGCATCATCATTGTATTGATAAATATTACTTTCATTTGTTACTACTTGTTCTAGTTTATCTATTAAACCTTTAACACTATCAAATAAACTTAACTTATCAGGATTTTCTACTGCATAGAATGGTGTTAGTTGCCAATTTACATCTTCACGCATATCTGTATCTTCTTTAAATTCGTTAGATGTCTTTCTACCGTTCTTATAATATCTTCTTTCATTTGGTAATGTTAATACCCATACTTCAATATCATTTCCTTGTGCATCTGTTTCATTATACATTCTTAACCCACCTATTAATTGTACTGGTGTTGAATAATCATATAATGCTACACTTTGTAAACTGCTTATTGGTGCATATACTATTTCATTTTCAGTTGTTTCATAACTTATCCAATAACAAGCACCTGTTACAAAATAATCTTTTGCTATTGTATAAAAGAAATCAGGCAAGTCATTATAGTCATTAATATAATCTAGTATTGTTTGATATTCTAATGTATCTGTTTCATTTCCTACTATTTTATTGAATATCTTTCTTATAATGCTTATCTTCTTTGTATTTGTCTCTTTCTTAACTGTTATTGTTGGTGTTTTACCTGCGAAATAACTTGTTCCTGTTGTTGCTATGTCTCTTTCTATTGGTACTCCTGTTGTCTTACAAAATCTCTTATAATCTTCTTGTCTTTTTGTTAGTTCTGTCTTTGCTAACCCTATAATATCACTTATATATTTTTCGTTTTCAATATAATTCTTGTTTAACTGTATCATATCAATTCTCCTCTTACATATTATATCATACTATTAAAAATAGGACAAATTTGCCCTATATTATCTTTCTATAACCAAAACTTACTACATTTGGTGTTTGGTTCTCATATACTCCTGTTGTACAGTCTGGTGCATCATCGTGTTTGTTCTTGCCTTCCCTTTGATATTTTGTCATTGCTAAATAATATTCAGGAAATCTATCACCCCAATTCTCTGGCATATATATATTATTCATAACACCTGTTGAGTTTGACAATATTCTTGCTATTTTATTTTCACTATTATGAAACCAATCTACTCTTGTATGCCTATTGCCCATTTCTTTTAGTAATCTATCAACATTTCTAGCATAACCTCTACCACCATTATTACTTTCTATCTTGCTATAACCTATGTTGTCTTTTGTCATCATTTCTGCTTGTGCTGGTTCAGTCTTTTCCATTGGTTCTTGTGTGTATAATACATCTAATACATATAATTCATTATTAAATGTTACACCATAATCTATACTACACAAATAATCTTCTCCTTCATCTGCTGTATCAGTATAGTTCATTAAATACTTAAATGTAGGCATATTATCGTATTTATATGTTTTAAATGTACTATACAACTTGCCTTTAATATCTATTGGCTCTTGTTGATAGTTTGCTTCTATTATATCTTTATTCATATTTTTTGTTTTAAAATCAAAATCTTCTCTATTTAAAACTTCATCACATAACATACTTCCATCGTCTTGTACTGCTTTATAATTAATGTGTTCTACATTTTGATAGTTATCTAATATATAACCTGCTAAATCCCCACTAGCCCATCTAGTCATTATTATTATTAATTTAAAACCAGTTTCAGTTCTTGATAGCATTGTATTATTAAACCAATCAATATGCTTTTGTAATGTATTCTCGTTATATGCTTCTTCTACATTTTTTATTAAGTCATCTATTATCATTAAAGTACAACCAAAACCTGTTGCTGTTCCTGTTGGACTTGTTGCTAAATAGTTTGCTTGGTCGCTACCTTGTAAAGCCCATTTATTAGCACTTGCTTCTCCATATTTTATATGTGTTGTTGGAAATACTTTATTAAATATACCATCTTGTTCTTGTATGCTATCCCTTACTTGTTTAGCAAATGTTCCTGATAATGTTTCATTGTATGATCCTGTCATTATTTTACTATGATTATCTTTACCTAATAACCATTGTACTAATAATCCTGCCGTTCTTGATTTTCCGTGTCTAGGTGGTAAGTTTATTACAAGTATTCTTTTATCACTTTCTACAAACTCTTGTAATGTATTACACATATCTTTTAAAAATGTTCTATTTTCATTATAAAAGTCAGGTGCTTTCAATTTACAATAATTCCAAAATACTTTTCTTGCTAATGCTATCTTGGCTCTTTCTTCAATCGTCATTTGCTAACTTTTTTAATTCCTCTACTGATAATTCATCAAATGGGTCTTTAACACTAATGTTGTTGTCTATCTCTTGTCTATCTTTATAACCACATTTATTTTTCATATAAAATATTTTTAATGTGTCATTTATGTATTTATTATTTAATGCTTCATCTTCTAACACTTCATTTACTTTTTTATATGTGTCGGAATAATATTCCTTTTGAGCATAAAAAGTATCTCTGTTAATATTGCTATATACACAAAAACCTGCTATGTTTGGCAGTCTTTGTTCTTTATTACAATAATTTACATATTCTATAAATTTATTATAAACTCGTCTTCTGTCTTAAAT